CATCAACTATCTCGTATAACAAAAGAAAGAGGTAGTATAACACACGATGATAGATTAGATGCTTTAGCTATTGCTGTTGCTTATTGGACAGAACAGATGGCTGCTTCAGCTGATAGAAACATGTTAGAAAGAAAACAGGAGCTGCTACAGGAAGAGTTAACAAAGTTTGTTGATAGCTTTCATAAAAGAAGTAACAAAACTGTAGCTAACCTCTGGATGTAATAACAAACCTTTTAGCTATCTATATATAGTGCTGTTGTAGTTAGTTTAAATACAGTTATATATCTGTTATGGCTTACCTTGAAAATCTGAAGTTAGACTTCTAATTTACATGGTTTATTTATAAACACAATTATCCTTAAAAACCTAAGTTAAAAAAATATGTTATCAGTAGCTATTGTTAAAGTAACAGCGAAAGAACGGATTGTATGAGCTGTTCAACAACTGTAACTGATATGAAGGAAGCTGCAGCTATCTTTGGTTTAGTCTTTGTAACGAATGTGGAAAAGAAGGGTATAAAAGCAGTAAGCAGCTATACGACTCTAAAACCAACTGCTTGTACACTTACCTTTGATTAATACCTTGAGGATCGTTTAAAACGAACTCTAAAGTACATATCTAAATATCATTATTATAACTATTTCAAACCGAAGGAAGCTTGTAAAGCATAAAAGTTAAAACATCAGTATCTAACAGGGGTACAGCAGGGTGTTAGAAAAAGCTACCAAAACATCTCGAAACAGAGTATACTTATAACACATGACAATAGATGACCAAACAGACACCTTCCAGTACGAACTGGCAAAGCTCATATACCGCTTCAAACGAGAGTACGATCTTAACGACTACACAATAGCCGGATGCCTGGACTTCTGTAAGCTGTCAGTGTTAACTGAAACAGATGATGTTATATTCGCACCGGATGAAGAGCTGTTAGAGGAAGATGAGGACGACTTTGAGCCTCAGTTCTAACTATACTCTATAAGACTGTATAGGACCACTGGGAAAGTTTTAGTAGAAAAATGTGAGGGGCTTATGATTAGCATTACCAAAAAGTTTTGGTGAAAAAATGCGAGAGGCTTACGCTATATACGCGCGCGTTAATTACCCCCGCATACCCGTAAGTATTTTATAGGCTAGGGGGATATTGTTCGCATAATACACATTATGTCTAATTAGATTTGTTGATTATCAACGACTTATGCAAACTAGATAGATTCTGGAGTAAACTGCATCAATTATTTTCGCAAATCGACAGAGATTGCTAGGCTTTTGCGTCAGTAGTCCAGAGCTTTGATCAGTCGCCTAATCGCATCTTCTTGCGTTTGGTCTTGTGTATTCTTTTCGCTTTCAAAGTTCTAAGTTCAAAAATAAATGAACTAAATGAACAGATTGAAATACTCTTTGCTTTACTCTCTACCAATCTAATAGCATCAATCAGTTGAACTAATACAATCATCATTTGAACTTTTTTTGATGGAAGTATTGACAGCACTCTGTAATAGGTGAGGACATGAATAATTATAAAGAACCAAATCAAATAACTAAACTATCAACATATTGAATCGGAGGTTGTAGCATAATGAAAGTAACTATCGATAAAGACCGCCAGATCAATCTAAACTGGATGAAGCCTTCAAAACTAGATAACTTCCTTGAATGTTTTGTTATTATTACCTGTGCCTGTGCCTGGTTTCTAATCCTTGGGCTTATACTTTTTAGCTAATTACCTATCTATCAAATCAAATGAACTATACTTCAGAAAATACAGACCCTAAGCTTTGCATAAAACAAGTAAAGCATTACGAATCCTTACAGCCTATGTCATACGATGTTTACAAAGTTTCCATTGAATGCTTGGAACGCTCTTTTGATATGGCTTGCGATGAATTAAAAGCGTACCCAAAAGGAAACCTTGGATTGACCTTGGATTCTGCAAAAGATGAACGCTGGTATGAGCTACGCGAGGTAAAGGAAATATATCAAGGCGGCATTAGGAAACTAAACAGAATGGCTCCTAAATCTTACTTGTTGAAAAGACGGGATGAAAGACGGGCACAAAAGCATTCTGCGAGCGTAGAGAGAGAATGCGTTGGAGCGTAGCGACATGAAAATAGAACAACCAAGCGACAACTCTCTTTATGTCACAATCGGCAACTATGTTTATTACTTTGATGATTCCATAGATGGTGAAAACATTGTTTCAAGATGGCATCTAGATGATGATGAATCGGACATAAGAGAAGATATTCAAATAGATGGTGAACTTACCAAATCAGTAATTCAATGAGACTATACTTAGCTAATATTGGATCGGATGAATGCATGGCGGGGGGTTTAGCCCGTTACTGTAAAAACAAGGCCACGGCCGTAGCAACTGCGAAAAGCTTTTGTAAAGATGAAGGTTTAGAGTTTTGCATCGATAGAATGGTCATTCCCGTAAATGTAAAGATGACTAAAGATGGTTTGTTATCATTCCTCGATCAAGCGGAACACTTCTTTGTAAATGACTTAGGTGGGGGGTACATAGAGTGAGCGTCTCATTTATCTACCAGAACTTAACCTTCTATTACCGGATCGATTCTCACAGCTCCGCTATGGTCTTTATTGCTTGGGGTTGTAGGGAGTTACCGATCAGTGGCGAAGCACACAGCAAAGAGCACATGATGGAAGATATTAAATCCAAGCTAAAGCAATACTATCGAAACAGGAAACCTAACGAATGCAAAGAATGTGGATTGACAAGCCAGAAGTTTGAGTCACAAGATACCTGTCCAGAATGTTTAACCGATGAACCTAATACTAATAAATAAATAATGAATACTATTGAATTAACCGAAGAAGAATACAAAGCATTGTTGGATGCTGTACATTACCTGATCGACGAGTTTTACGAAGAAGAAGAAATAGAAATCTTCCAATCGATCAAGAGAAAGCTATACGATTCACAACTAAAAGCGATTGAGAACCAAGACTGGGCAAAAGCTGTTTTTTTATCAAAGCTTCAATGAGCGTAGCGACCACCAATCCATCCGATCTTTCCTCGCTTGACGATATATCTATCCAGACTTTGATCGATCACTACCTGTCCGTGAAGGAACGCTTACCTGATAACTTACGTGTCCGTGATCGGATCGTGGAGCTACAGCAAGAGTTGTTATCGAGGCAACCGAGTACGATTGAAGGAATGATCCGACAAACAACCGACAACCCTATTAAATGATAACATATCAAATGAGTACCTTAACCTTTTTCTGCATCTGCTTTGTTATACTTGTAGCAATCGCAGTATTATACCATGACTAAACGCACTAAACCTACACCTTATTTTGTTGTATGGTGTCGTAAAGTAGAGAGCTATAAGAAGTTTGAAATGGATCAAGATTGCTTTTTTAATTACGAAGATGCTAAAGAAAAATACGACAAACTATATAACAACTCTACTGTTGAAAATCTAAAGCTAACTAAGGTTATCGAAGAGAAAGAAACAGGAGTTATACCACAACAATACTACGCATGAATAACCGAGAGATATTACTTGATCCAATAGATCAGATAGAGGAACTGATGTTCCACATTTTTAACAACGATATGAACCGAACTTTGGACGGAAGATGGCTTGACCTTTACGTGTCCTTAGAGCTTTATAAAGAACACTTGGAGAAATTAGAGAATGAGTAGCTACGACACTTGGTTATTTGAACCTTACGAAAAATATTACAATGAATGCGAAGAAGAACAAAGAAAAGAAGAAGAAATACTGGGAGATCTTGAAGATATTAGCGAACCCAAGGACAAAGAAGAATATCTTAGATGGGAATGCGGGATTGAGGACGAAGAAAGAATCAAGTATTTTCTGGGAGGCTGAAGCAGACATACTTAGACAGGAGTTAATTGACCGCAATGTTCAGTGAGAATCATATAGTCCAGGGGTGTGCTCGCCACGATTTAGACTACAGCTCCATTGACCACAAAGCTATTAATGATGGCTTCCAGCAGTTTTGGATGATGACAGAGATTTACGGGTTCGAACGGAACAAAGACGGCACATACAAAAGAACCGAAGACGGACGACTGATTGCTATTCGTTCCAATAAACCACGCATGAAACCAAAAGGAAACTTTGATTGGTTTGAAAACTTATGAGTGAAGAGCATTCTGTGAACAACGAGAGAGAATGAGATACGAACACAGTGAGTAAAGGTCATGTAGCTAAGATGAGGGAGTGGGGACGGACGCAGTACCGTAACCGACAAGCAAAACTGAGACAGGAGGGAGAGAGTAGTCACACAGCATCGTGCAAGCGTATGTTACAAAGTATGTGTCCGAAGTTAGGGGACAGAGTGAAGCACATCATCGATCAATTCAGCAGTCCAGGATACACCACACCAATTTACCTGACCTTCGTCATGGATATGTGTCCGTATGAAATAGCTGTTATTGCTTTGCGTACCTTCCTTAATAACTTAGATAATAACTTAGCTATTGGTAAGATGGGGTACCGTATTGGTAAAGCATTTGAGAACGAAGCTAGATGGAAGTATGCACTGGAGAACCTGAGTCTGAATAAGCAGGACTTGTTAGCTATACCAGACCGTAAAAAGCAGAGTAAGATCAAGCAGTTTTATAAGTACGAAGATGTCCGTTTTGAATTGTGGCATCACAAAGCTAAGGTGGGTTTAGGACTGTGGTTGTTGGAAGAAATCAGACAGCAGACTGGTCTGTTTAAAGTGGGTATGCGTGAAAGTACAAGCAGTAAGATGCCGGAACGCTTTGTCTTACCTACTTCTGAGTTTAAAGATTGGATACATCGCTTTGATAAGTGGAAGGAAGCGGGACAAGTATTTAAGATGGCATTACCTGATCGTCCAGTTGATTGGCACGGGTTGATAGGTGGTGGTTACGATATAGAACAGCTACCTGCACAGAAGTTCTTCACGGGTAAACCTGTCGAGTGGTTTGAAGGGAACAACTACGATCATGTCATGCGTGCTGTTAACCGATTACAACAGGTGGAGTGGCAGATCAATACGGACATGTTAGATATTACATTGAAGTGTTGGGAGAATGAACGAGTAGTAGGTAACATCCCACAATTTGGAGAGATACCAGAGCAACCATACTATACAGGTGGTGATGAGCAGGAGCTGAGTATCTGGAAGTTAAAACAGAAAGATATTAAACAGACCAACGCTAGTAACAGCTCCAAAAGATTCCAAGCTTGTCGTATTCTGCACTTAGCTAAGATATATAAGACATGGGACAAGCTGTACTTTCCGTATCGTTGTGATTACCGGGGCAGAGTGTACGCAATTCCCTACTACTTACATCCACAAGGTTCTGACTTAGCTAAGAGTTTGTTGGACTTTAAGAACGGTCAACAAGTGGTGGATGAAGAGGACCTTGAAGCTGTACTTGTACACGGTGCGAACATGTGGGGAGTAAAAGGTACACGAGAGGAACGCTTGGAGTGGGTAGGTAAACGACAGAAGTTTATATTGGAAGCAGCGAATGATCCACACGGTACTGATTGGTGGACAGAGGCTAGTGATCCGTTCTGTTTCCTGCGGTTCTGTTTAGAGTTTAAGAAGTTTACAGAAGAGGGGTACGGATATGTTAGTTACTTACCTGTGCGTCAAGATTGTAGTAACAATGGTATGCAGATACTATCGTTATTATTACGGGACAAAGACACGGGTAGGATGTGCAACCTGGTGGAAGAGGACCAAGCGAATGACATGTATCAATATGTAGCAGATCGGATACGCGATGAGCTAGTGAAAGATGGTGGTGTTATTGCTAAGACTTGGATGCAGTACGGTATCAAAAGAAAGATCGCTAAGATGGCAGTGATGAACAGACCGTACGGTGCTACTAGTTACAACTTAGTACAAGATTTATTTAAGAGTATAGGTATCAATCATCCGTGGAGTAGCACAGGAGAGATGTTAACTGCTGTTATCTGGATCAGTAATATAATAAACAAGATAGCAGATGAGGTATGTGAACCAGTAAAGAAAGTAATGAAGTATTTACGGGAGACTATCCGATGCTTACCTTACGAGAACGGTATTACTTGGACTACACCTACAGGATTCAAAGTTAAGCAGAGCTTTCGTAAATACAAGAAGGTAGATTTAGAATCTGTATTTGATAACACTACTGTATATGTCCGTACCTTTACTGAGACAGATGATATAGATACCAAGCACCACGGCAAC